CCGTAGTTTGGCCCGTGCGCCTCGTAGCGGCCCATGCCGAGCAACCAATCTTTCAGGTCGTTCACGTAATCGTTATCCATGCCGTCCCGCAACATGTCCGCCGCCGTCTGCTGGGCGCAAAAGAACGGGGCATACCGGCGCTCTTCTGCCGATATCGGCACACCATCGCGGTAATTCGTCGTAATCGCCCCGTTCGCCCGGTTATCCGCCGTGGTTTCCTCGACGCCTTTGCCTTCGACGGCAAGAAACCGGTTGGTCACGGTTGTCTTGAAGCCTTCGAAGAACTCCCGGCGGTCGGCGGCGTAGACCTCTTCAAGCCCCAAGAACAGCTTGCGCTCAATCCATCCGTTGAAGTTGCTATCCCCCTTTACCATCTTCTTCATGTTCGGCATGTGCGAATAGTGCGAGCCGACCGCGTGCGCCATGATCGTGAGGATGAAGGATTTGAAATTGCCTTGCGCGCCCTGGATGATCGGCCACCACTGCGCTTTCATGCCGGGGTTCTGCGCGACGCTCGCCATGTAGGTAAGCAGGATCTCGCAGTCGTCCCCCTCAGGCAGCATCCTCTTGAGGTGCCGCAGGAACGGCGAGGGGTCGCCCTCGGTCAGCTCAACGTCCGCCGGGAAATACGCGTTTGCCAGCCGCTTGCCGCTATCTGTGACCACCCCGCCCGCCCCGAGCTCAGGGCGGAAGCACAGCCGATCCGCGCGCTCCGGCACCCACGTCTGAGCCTGCGTAAACGCCTCCCAGGCGCTTGATGTTTTCGATTTGCCGTCAGCGGACAGGATAAACTCATACCCGCCGTAGACCGCATCAAACCGGCCTTTGTCGAGCAACTCGCCGCGCGGCGTCATGATCTTGTGCGGCCCGGAGACGTAGACGCACCCGGCGAACATTGCCATTTGGTCGTCGTGCCCGCAGATCGCGTGCCCCGTCCGCAGCCGGAAGCCTGCAGCACGGGCGGCTTCCGGCGTGGGGGCCGCCACCGGTGCGACGGGTGCAGGCGCTGCCGGAGCCCTGTAGAACTGCCGGACAAACCGCACCGCGTTGAGGATCGTCGTTTGCAGATACTCGGGCCGGTCATCCCATTTCGCACGCACGAGGCAGCTGGCGCGCATCATGCGTTCCATGCGTTCGCAGTTTTTCCCGGTCCAGAACGCCAGCGCGTTGGCAAGCGCCTGATCCACGCTCGACGCGTCATAGGCTGCGCCGTTGTTGCCGGGAAACCGCGCGGCCAGCACCTCCGCGTGAGCGTTCCACAGGTCAGCAAACCGCACCGGCTGCACCCCCGCCCCGAACGCTGACGCTGCGCTGGCTCCCGGATCAGACCGCAAGGCCCGTTGCAACAGCTCGCCATCGTCCTCCGGGCCGGACCACTCAGGCACCGGGCCGTCTGACCAATCGGGGACGCCTGACGCGCCCGGTTCGACCGGGGCGAAATACTCAGCCACGATAGACGCAAGCGGGCCGTCCAGAACCGCGTCAGCCGAGCCGATGACGTTGGTTCCGGTCAGCGCAATAAACCGCTCTTGCGTATAAAGCTCGATGCCCAGAGGCACGTTTTTGCAGCGGTGCTGCGGCTGCGCAGAGTAACAACCGATGATGTGCAGGCCCGTGCCCGATTGCGACACCTCGACGGCGGCACCGGCTGTGCGGGCGCATAGGGACTGGGCGAGCTGTGACCATTCGCCGTTGTGGAGGGCTTTGTCCACGTCAAGGAACCAGAACGGGTCCTGCGCTGTCAACACGAACCCCACGCCCATGCCCAGCGCGGCGGCCTGCTCGTAGGTGCCCCAGTCTGCCGGGTCGACGCCCGAAGCGCGGCGCCCGTGGATGGGGGAGTAAGGGATTTTCGCCGGGGTTTCGACGCCGTTACGGATGACCGTTTCAATGCGCCAGCCGACGAATTGCGGATACGCGGCCAGTGGCCTGAGAGGTGCTGCCAACATGCCAACCGTCCTATTTGACGTATTCGTAAATTCGGCCACCGAGCGTGGCATAGCCGGGGCGGCGCTGCAAGTGGCTGTAAACCGACCCGCGTGCATATCCGATCTCAGAGGCCAACGCGGACGCTGATGGCCACAGACGGTTCGTGCCGACCTCCCGAACAAGACGGCCGGGTGCGCCCACATTTGACCTACGGGGCGGTTCGATGCGGATAACATGTCCCGGCGGGATCTGGCGGATTTCATCGCCGTAAATCAAAATCCCGCCGTCGTCCGCTAAATTTATCGTTTCAGACATTAAATGCCTCGTATTTAGTATTTATGCAAGGTTTACCACACCCAGGAACGGCGTCAACCCTCAAAAACCGTGGGTGCCCGCGGCGGCGTATAAACCATTGAACCTATTGCGTTTTCTCGTTCGGTAACCCAAAACACAGATACCCAAAGTGGATTTCTGTTATCCCCGGCTGTAGAATTGCTATATGTGTATGCATATGGCGTATATACATACACTAATACCCCCACACATAGATTATAAAAATAAAAGGGTAATAGGGTAAAAAAGGTATAACTTCTTGCATCGAAACGATTTTTCGTCACTCAAAAATTTTGACGGTCGGTGGGTGGCGCGGGGTATGGTGGGTGACTTGACGCGGCTGCGGCCTTGTGGGCATCATGCAGCCATGCGCAAACTGACGGAAAAACAAGAGAAATTCGCTCAGGCGGTCGGGGTCGAGGGTGTCTCGCAGTCCGAAGCGTACCGGCGTGCGTATAACGTTGGGCGGATGGATGAAAAACAGATCTGGACGCAGGCGTGCCTAGTTGCGAAAAACCGTAAGGTGGCTGAGAGGATTGCCGAATTGAAGGCCGAACGGGCCGAACGCGTCTCGATTGCAACCGCTTTCGACGTCCGAAGGTTGCTCGAAACGTACATCGCCATCGCGTTTGTAGACCCCAACGAACTGACGCAGGTTCGCATCGGCGCGTGCCGCCACTGCTGGGGCGCGGGGCACGAATATCACTGGCGGGCGCACGAGTACGAGCAGGCGCTGCGGGAATGGGAGGCCCGGCCCAACGGGGCGATGCCTGCCATTGCGGGGGGCCTCGGGTACCGGGCAACGGCGGAGCCTAACCCGGACTGCCCGCAGTGTGAAGGGGAGGGCGTAACGCGGCTGCGGGTGCTGGACACGACCAAGCTCAGCGAGGGGGCGCGGCTGCTGTACCAGGGCGTCCAGCAGACCCGCGATGGCGTCAAGATCCTGTTTGCCAGCAAGGACAAGGCGCTCGAGCAGATCGGGCGCATCCTCGGCGCGTATGACGACAAATTGCGCATCGACCTGCAAGGCCGGGTAGCGTCCATGCGTCTCGAAACCAGTGACCCCAAGGAGGCGGCGGAGGCGTACATGCGGTTGGTGAAGGGGGCTTGACGGGAACGTCAAACCGATATAGACATCACTGCAGGGTGGCGCTGAAATTTTGCTGAGCGCCTTAATCAGCCAGCAACGCGAGCTAGATGTGGCGGCCCGTTTTGGAGGTTGGCGGGATGTGGGGACGACTTAAGGCTTGGCTGTTTAACGGCCACGAGTGGCACGTTACGGGAGCCTATGGGGCAACTGAGCGGGTTTGCCTGAGATGCGGAAAACGCCAGTACCGGCCAACCCCGGCGCATGGCTGGTACGATTGGTTTGCGTAGCCCAGACGCAGTAACCGGTAACCGGTATCCGAAGGAGTTGGCGGTATGAAGATCAGCGAGATCATCACCAAACTGGAAAATGCAAAACGGCAATACGGGGACCTGCCGGTGAGCACGTTTGACGGGTTTGTTTCTCGGGTAGACCTGTCCCCGGCACGGGACGGAGTTAGCAGCCCGCTTGAAGACGGGCAGCAGAACGAAATTTGCATGGAACTTGTGACATCCTTCCCGGTTTGGGACTAACCCGACTTGATCCCCATAGGCTCACAGGTCCGATGGCGCCCCGACGTCTACAAAGCCCCGCCGATTGGCCGCGTGACGGCGCATCGCGGGGCATCGGTCGAGATTGACGGGCGCGGCTGGTGGGTTGCGTCGGCACTGCTGGAGGTAGTTGGCGAAATGACAGATCTGCAGGCACATCGGGATTACGCGGCAGCCCTTGAAAGTCGCATCGACGAGCTTCTGGCCGAGCGGGACGCCTTGCAAGACGTCATAGCCGAGCAGGTCGAGGCACTGGCCGATATGGTGCCCGCCCCGACCGCCGACGAGCTGGAGCGGCGCAAAGACCTCGAGGCATTTCCAGACACGGCCCGCGCCTACCTCGAGGCGTATCTGTCCGTTGCGGTTGGGTGCTCACGGCCAACCGCGACGATTGAGCCGCCGGAGCTGCGGGCCTTGTCCGATTTCCTCAAGTGGGGGCTGGATTGACGCCGTTCGATTGGCGAGCCCCCAATTATGTCCCGGTGTTCCAGGAGCGGCTGGACCGCCTCCAGCGCCTGCGGGAGCGGCCCGAGCTCCTGCCCGGCGTGTTTGCGTGGTACCGTGACCACCCGGATGATTTTATCAACGACTGGGGTGTGACGTTCGATCCGCGCAACGCGGACGTCGGGTTACCGTCCGTTGTGCCGTTCCTGTTGTTCCCGAAGCAACGCGAATGGATCCGGTGGGTCGTTGAGCGCTGGCGGTCCCGCGAACCCGGCCTGACTGAGAAGAGCCGCGACGCCGGTATGAGCTGGCTCAGTGTCTCGCTGGCCGCAACGCTCTGCCTGTTTCACGAGGGGTTCGGGGCGGGGTTCGGCTCGCGCAAGGCCGAATACGTCGACAAGCTAGGCTCCCCCAAATCGTTGTTCTGGAAGGCCCGCGAGTTCGTCAAGCGCCTGCCACCGGAGTTTACGCAAGGCTGGGACGAGCGCCGGGATAGCGTCGAGATGCTGATACGGTTCCCCGCGACCGGTTCGGCCATCACGGGCGAGGCGGGCGACGGCATTGGGCGCGGTGACCGCCAGTCGATCTATTTTGTCGATGAAGCCGCGTTCCTGGAGCGCCCGCAACTTGTTGACGCATCGCTCAGCCAGACGACAAATTGCCGTATCGATGTGTCCACACCGAACGGCATGGGCAACTCGTTTGCTCAGCGCCGGTTCTCGGGGCGCATCCCGGTCTTCACGTTTCATTGGCGCGATGACCCCCGCAAAGACGAAACTTGGTATGCCAAACAACAGGCTGAGCTCGACCCGATATCGCTCGCTCAGGAGGTGGATCTCTCCTACACGGCCAGCGCAACGGGCCTGCTGATCCCGTCCGCATGGGTGCAGGCGGCGATCGACGTTGACAAACGCCTGGGGCTGGAGTTCCGGGGGTCGCGGCGCGGTGCCCTCGACGTGGCGGACGAGGGGCGCGACCTCAACG